AAAGAAACTTTAAGTCTTTCATCACCCTCTTGTTGGTCAAAGTGGGCGCCCATATAAGTTCCTGTTTGATACTTCTTAATAGGATACTGTGGAAACAGTTTTGGCTCATCTGTAATTCCTTGAGCAAGGGCATAGTCTCTTGCAACATCGTCAAATGCTTTTTGTAGGGTATTATAAATATACTTATTTTTTTCATCAGTATCTGGAGTTAAAGTAATAGTCTTATCTGTTCCATAGATATACTCTTGTCCACTACACGCCATCCACTCACCCCAAGGATCTTTGTTGTCATTCTCAATTGCTTCGACAAGTTTCTTTGGGTCTTCAATTACGTTTGTGTAATAGTAAACCTTCTCTTCAAGTATTTCTCTATCCATTTTATATCTCCCTAGTATTTATTATTTTCATAAAAGCCTGTAACTTTTATAAATCCTACCGTAACATACCTAATAGGACCTTCTCCCACAAAACGAACCCCGTGCTCATATTCTTCATTTCCTGGGAAAATAAGTAGTGTTCCTGGTGTTGGCCTTAAGTCTGAATTTTCTTTATTCTTAAAGAATAAGGTTCCATCCTTATAGTCATCGTTAATATATAGTATAGCAGCATATTTAATTGATGGGTCTGTGTGCTGGTCTGTATGAGCCTTTAGTTCTACTCCTGTCTGCATTCTTTGAAGAGTTCCAAAACCCGCAAGTTCTAGAGTTTTGTCTGATAAGGAAATTAAGTTACCAAGCCTTACCTGAAGAGTTTTGCTAATTGGTTCGTTTTTGATGTTTAAGTTTTTATCTTCCCAGCCTTTAGTTATTTCAAATTTACCTTCTGCAACCAGGTTATCCACATCATCTCTTCCAAACTTTTCCATGCAAAATCTAGCAAGATTTTGTGTATATTCTATGAACCATTTTTCATTAGGAGTTTTTTCAATTATCTGTAGCAAATTCTCTAACTCATTTTCTTTTAAGAAGTCTTTTATAAACAAAACTCCATCATGGAAAACTTCAGTATCATACCCTGCGTCATCAAACTCTTTTTTTAAAAATACTTCCATTTACAGATCCTCCGCCTTATACTTATTTCCATCGGCATCAAGTTTCCAGCCTTGCTTTAACAACTCCTGCCACTCTGCTCTCTCAATTTCTTGCTTGGCTCTAGTCTCTTTCATTTCTGCTGCCCAGGCATCTCTTACTTCTTGTGGATATGCATCTTCTTCACGATCATCCCAAAATGAACCAATAGTGTATCTGACTCCACTGGTTATAAGAGTTACTTCGTGCATGTTGTTAAATCCCCGTCAAATGCAGCAAGCATTCCCACTTTAGGTTGAAGACTTATCTCTTGATCTGGGAATTGTAACATTCCACCTTCAAAATCATCGTTCAAATATAAAAATGCTGCATATCTGCTTCTTGTAAAAGCGCCAGAATGTCCGTGCTCATCTGTGTTATCAGAATGCTTTCTTGCATACGCTCCTGGCTCCCACTTCTGTGTGTGGTATCCAATTTGAGAAATTATTTTTGGGTCAAGGTCGTGAACACTTGCAACAGCATTAACAATCCCCTGTTTGATTTGTGAGAATATATCGCTTGGCAATCCTTCATTTTCTACATGCTCATCATTGTCTTGTGGCAATACTGAAGAATAGGACTCGTAGAAAGATATGGGCATCCACGTAATCAGTCCGAGTTCTGCATGCTTATCTAAAACCTTTACAAGTTTAGCAGCAGTCTCTGCATCAACAAAGTTTTCATAAACAACTATGTCTTTGGTTATTCTTTTTTTATTTTCTAGGTTCATGAGATCCTTCTTTCTTTGTCGGCACTATTCTTATTTGGGTTATCATCTCTAAACTTTTGCATAATATCTTGTTGCATTTCTTTCCAGACATCTGCTCCAAATTCAGACTCTTTTTCAAACCAGGCATCGTCTCCCACTGCATATTTTGTCCAGTACATTCTAGCAAGGTATTTTGAATTATTTTTTGCAGGCATAACCCCATGTAAATAAACTGATTCTTCTCCCATTAAAAGGTCTGGGTGCCCTGAAGGAAAGACTAATAGATCTCCTGCCTCTGGCTTATACATGAAGGCTTCTCCATTTGCAATAAAATCAATCTCTCCACCATCATAATCATCATTAAAATACGTTAGTGCAGTAATTGCAAACTTGTGTCCTGGGCTTGTTATTGGTTCTCTGATATAGTCGGAATGATAAGTCATTGCAATTAGATCCTCTATGTCCGTTCTATATCTTGCTATAGAAGGCCCAGTGAACTCCCACTCTTTTACAGGTCGACCATTTCTATCTTTAATTTCATCAAGATATCTATTTTCATCAAAATCAACATTGTTTTTAGAGATATAATCTTTTGTTGCAATAAAAAAATTATTAAGTATTTCTAAAAGAGTTTCTTTATGCTGCTGGTCTTTTTCTGTTATTGCTTCCATATTCTCAACATCTTTAATTTTTAAAACATAGTCATGCCCTTTAAATGTTGGAGAAAGGTACTCTCCAAAATGTGACCATCTAGTCCATGGACTAAACAGGCCATCAACCCCATCTGAATTTTTTAATATGTTGTGTACTTCATTAATATCTTTAAAAAGATTTTTATAGACAAATACTTTAGGATATATCTCTATTACATTAAGAGTATTTGTCATGGCTTTCTATCTCCCGTATGTTCTGTAATCTCCCAGAAGAATGGGCATGTATATCTAATGCCACTCTTAATCTCTGTTACTCCGTGAACATAATTCATATCCCCTGGGAAAAAATACGCTGCACCCTTCTTAGGTTTAAACTGAACTCCTTGTAACGGGAAGTAAAGTTCTCCACCTTCATAGTCTTCATTTAAATAAAATAGACTTGAAAGATCGTAGTTTGGAAAATCGTTTGGAAGTCCAGCATCTGGGCCCTCATGTAGTTCTTTGTCTGCGTGAGGCTTCTGAAACTGGCCTGGAAGCCATCTAACAATAGTTGTGCCAGTAGGCGTAACCTTTACCTTATAAAATTCTTCAACTATTGGCTTAAGCCTTTGAAACAATCCTGCAATAACTGGAGCAATTTCTGGATCATTTTTATCTAAAGTTGGGCTAGTAGCAACTCTGTCTTTCCAGTAGTCAGAGTCATAGACGACTGTTCCATTTTCATTAACATGGCTTTGTGTCACATCCCAAATAGTTAAAGACTTTGCAGCCTTTTCTAAAAACTCAATTTCTTCTTGAGTCATAAAGTTTTCCAACTCTACGATCATCTCTTTGCCATTTCCAAACCATCCAGATGGTGTTAGAGATGCTTGTCTTTGAACAACTTCATATTCTTTCATGCTCATATTATATCACCGTTCATATTATTTTTAACTGAAAGTTTTAAGGTTTTTACTTCGTGACTACCAAGGGAGTCTCCCTTTTCATTTACAGCATTTCTATACCAGTCTGTCCACTGTCCAGTAGAGTTTACTACTTGTGCTGCTTCTCCATAAGTCCTATTTGCGTTTTCTCTTTTTCTTTCTGGGTCTGTGTATCTATTAATCTCAATAATACTGTTATTTAAATTTGTTAAAGAGATAGGAATAATTGTTGCAAGAGGCGTTCCTGCCTTTATTGTTACAACCCTGTTTGCTGCTTTTGCTTTAATTGCTAATGGCAATGGATTGTCATAAAAAGATGTGCTAATTAAAGAAGACATGGTTTCAAACTCATCGCTAAAATAATTAACTGGATTTATTGTAATGATGCTAACATCTTCTTCTGTTCTAAAGTGTAGGCCTGTGTGTAAACTTATTGATGACTGACCTCTTCCAGAATAAGCACCTTCTGGTCCAAAAACTTTTACAGTATCTGGAGTCTGATCATTGATCCCATTCCACTCAAAAGATACATCCTCCTTACATGAAAGACTCCAACCAATTACATTTGCCTGTGTTACAGGGAAACATCTATACGCATGATTTTCTGCTGTAGCATCCATCCAGTCTCTTTTAATAGACATTGGAGAAATATCAAATAAAGAGTCTTGTGACTTTTCAACTGTAATATTAAACATATTATTCTGCTCGATACATCTCTGGAGTATGATACTTTTTATTATAATCGAGCATTGTTACTATTGAATGCTTTACTCCAGAATGGACAGGCATTGCTTGATGAGGATACATAAAGTTTGATGGGAAGACAAATAGGTCTCCAGCCTCTGGCTTTACGGTTAAGCCCTGAAGTCTAAAGAATAATTCTCCTCCTTCGTAATCATCATTTGGATATGCAACCAAAGACACTGTGCAGTTATAAGAAAAACCATGATCGTGATGTTCCTTAAAGTGTTGTCCTGGTCCATATTTAATAAAGTTAAACGCTTCCCAATATTGTAAATTATTTATATTGTGAATTGCAGAATAGTCTTGAACTACTGGCAACTTAACATCATATAGGTCTTGCCACAAAGACTGTAACTTTAAAGAATCTTCGCTGGTGTCTAGTTCTATATCTGTTTTCTTAAACTTAAAGTCCACACAGTCTCTGTATTCTGGCATGAGTTGCTGATATCCGACATAGGCTGGATGCCAATGATATCTTTTGCCTTCTGGTGACAAACTTCCATAATCAGAAACAGATCCCAATACGCTTTGAAGTCTATTAATTACGTCTATCTCTTTTTTTATTACACCCTTATAGCAAAATATTCCATTGCCTAGGTCTTGCTTATCTGTCCATGTCTGCATTATAGGCTCCTTACCTGCTTATGACCCAACTCATTAATATCTGTCATTACTACGACACAATACTTTGACCCCTTTTTCATTGGCAGGGATGCATGCTCATAAATGTAATTAGAAGGGCAAAGGATAATGTCTCCTACTTTTGGAGCATGTGTATAGTTGTCCATTCTAGGGAACTTAATTTCCCCACCTTCATAGTCATCATTAATATAAATCACCGCAGAAACTGTACAGTTATAGGCAGGACCATGATCGGCATGAATATTAAAGTGTGTTCCTTCTCCTTCATACTTTACAAAATTAAACGCCTCATAGTATACTACGTTAATTCCCCAGTACCGTGCATAATCATCAACACAAAACTTTAATTTCTGATATATTTCTTCATGAAGATCAATTAGTTCAGCATTATGCTCATCTCTTGGACCTAGGTTTTCTTGCTTATATTTAAAATCTACAGCATCTCTGGCTTTTTTAATTGGAACATTGGAGTTTGTTACCTGTGCTTCTGACCACTTATATTTTCCTGATCCGCCTAGATTTGACTCAAGAATTTTTATATATCTTTCAGAGTCTTCTTTTGAAAATGTATTTCTATATAGGTTTATGCCTAATGCTGGATTTTCAACAAGAATATCATCTCCTATTTTCCTAGATGAGTATCTATTTAAAGCAGTTTCTGATCTATCTTTTGTAAACCAGGCATTTTCGTTTTCATCATATACTGTCATTATTCATACTTCCTTCTGCTCCAGACTGTGTTTTTATAAACTCCTCCATCGGGGACTCTATAAATTTCAGAATTCTCTTTGTTCTTTGTGTACATATTCATTGGGTTTTCTATTGATATTTCTGATGACCAATCTTCTCTTTTAAAAGGTAGTACCTGTGCAAAGGTAGTTCCAGCCTTAAGAGTTCCTGACCAACCCTTTACAATGAAAAACGGTAAAGATCCCATCAAATGAACTTTATCTGTGTCAATTATACCAGAAGTGTTAAGAAATGGAAGTTCAAACCTATTGAATGGCTGAGCAATTAAACTACTATACCCTTCTGGAGTTTTTAATCCCCAGTCAATAAACCAAGAAAAATGGTTTTCGTAATATCCCATTGGGTGTTTAAATTGTCCCATAGGTGGTCTTGGGGTACAAAAATCTTTATATTGCTTGTCTTCTATATTTACTATTAAGGTATTTTCATCTTTTTGTATAAACTCTATATCACAAGGAAGGTTTAAGGAATACCCAGTACCCATAATATCAAAAACTGAAGGGCATGCTTTCCAAGTAGGAATTAACCCATAGTCATCTGTGGTGCCTTCTTTTGGATAAGGACAAATAGTTTTTGGGGCTTTGTAGAACTCACCATTAGGCATTTTTGCAAATCTGTCTGCTTCTCTATACCAGTCTGGTATTGTTTTAATCATTGGGGTTGGAGCAGAGTTACTGTCTTTTTTAAGCCAAGGCCTATTAGACATAAAAGAAATTAAGTTATTCATCGTTTTCCCCTTTTAATAAAGTATAGCATAGTTGTAATAATATATCAAATATTTTAGTATTATTCTGTGGGGCTGACACTCATTATTGGTTTATTATTTTTGTCAACCAGTAAGCGATCAACCTTTTTATCAAAAGCAATCTTACTAGACTTAGAGATATTGTTAGACCAGAAAGTTACATGGGTATATCTTGTTCCTTTTGTTACCTCTTTGATTCCATGCATATTGTCAATGGTCCCGCTAAAAATTAGCATAGTTCCCTTTTTTGGTTTTATCTCAAATCCATTATGTTGTGGAAAATATAACTCTCCTCCTTCATAGTCATCATTTAAATATATAATAGAAGTAAAAGCCTTATTAGTAAACAATCTTTTATATTTTTCTATATTTCTTTCTTCAAAAAAATACTTACATTCTTCTGGAACTAAGTCAATATTCACAGAGGTAAGATCAAAGTCTGGGTCAATATGGTCTACATGTGGCTCTTGAAGGTTGCCTTCTTTCCATCTTACAATTTCCCAAAGTTCGCTGTGTAGATCAAAGTCTGGCTTAAATAAGTCAATAACCTCTTCATGCATCTGATACTGCAATGGTAAGACAACATCAAAAAAGTCTTTCCTGTATTCCATACCTTGTAGATATAGTTCATTAATATCAATTCTTCTATTATTCCACTGCTTGCCTGCAGAAATATATTCTTCTTCATCTTTAAAAATATAACTCTTTATTGAATTATTAAAGTTATCCCAAAGGTCTTCTTTCTGAGCATAGTTAATTAGATAGTCACATGTCTTGTCATCTATAAAGTTTTCAACAACTCTAATTTTTGGAGAATCTAAATCTTTTTTATACATATCTCACCATATACTTACCAATAAACCAGTTCTTGTATTTAAGATCTCTATACTCTGTCCAGTATGTTGCTATTGCATAGTCTCCAATAACAAGTTCTGGAATTTCAACTTCTCCTGAGTCATTCATTAATAGATAGGTGTTACAATAATTTTTAAGAGGAGTAATTGTTTGACAAATTTGATCTTGAACAATAGTTTCTGTATTAAAACTATTTCTATCTATCTTAATAAGTTGCATCCTATATGGAAAAACTTTGCTTGCATTATTAAACATGCCTATAACCTGTCCTTGTAGAATTACACCAGTTTCCTCTACTACTCTACCAACAAATTTTTGAATTCTGTATATTTGATCTGCACTGATCGCATCAGTTGACCAATATGTAGTATCATTAAATTTATTTAATGGCAAAACCTTATCTAGTTTTTCATTAATTTCAAAAAGATCTTCTACATTTGCTGGGGTATCAAATATCTTAATCATTTTAGCCAACTTGCTATTGAGTACCTATTCCCAGATGTTACTGGCTTTACACTATGTGTATAAACATAAGACGATGGGAAAATCACCATATCTCCAGCATCTGGCTTTAACTCTATTCCAAACTGTGGGAAGCATAATTCTCCACCTTCATAGTTATCATTAAGGTAGTATACTGTTGAAACTCTTCTAAAATTACCGCCAGCATCATCCATATGGCTTTCAAACTTTCCACCAACTTCATACTTTAAAATTTTATATGGGTTGTGAGATTTTAAAGATATATTAAATAAAGACATGTAGTCTTTTTCTACTGGATCAAAGGTTTCTCTAAAGTAGTCAGAGAACTCATTGTTATCTTTATTAACATACGGAACATCGATAGATAGCGTAATTCTAGCATTATAATCTGTTTTAAATTCGTCATTACTCATTATACTTTCCATAGTTGCCCCGCTAAAATCTAAAGACAGAATTTTTTCTTTACATGGCAAGTCTATTCCTTTATAGAGAACAACCCCTAAAGCCAATTCTCTACTTTCCATAATAAAACCTTTGTGTGTGAAACTTGTCATTATAGTCAAGCATTGTTACAACTGAATACTTTATGCCCTCACCAACTGGCATTGCTCTATGCATAAACATATAGTTTGATGGGAAAATAATAAGGTCTCCTGCTTCTGGTTTAATTGTTACATCGTGGCCAGGAAATGTTATTTCTCCATCAGAATAATCATCGTTTAAATATCCAACTAGAGACACAACAGATTTGTAAGACCCACCATCATCGGCATGTGTTTGAAAATGATTTCCTGGAAAATATTTAACTAAGTTTATTGATTCCCAGTATTCTAATGGCTCCATGGGATACATATTACAATAATCTTTTACTGCAGAATTCATTGTGTCATACAGATATTGCCATGATTCTTTTATGATCTCAGACTTTTCATCTGTTCCAATAATTGTAGATTTTTTAAATTTAAAGTCTAAACAATCTCTATAGTCTGGGACTCTTTGCCTATTACCAACCATTGCAGGACTCCACTTATAGTTGCTATTATCAGACAAAGCATTTTCAATATTTTCTATAATTTTGCTGCCTTCTAGTAAAATATTTTTATATAAAACTAATCCAGGAACTATAACTATCTTGTTTAAGATAGAGTTAGGGAGTATACCGTCGTTATTGTCGACTGACATATACTCCCTACTCTCTACTAGATTACTTGTTATGTATTAGTATACCACTTACAAAGAACCAGTCGTAAGGCTCACAAGATAGTTGGTAAACATTTACTGTTTCGTCTGTGAAGTGCTCGATACTTGTTACTGGAACCTCAACCTTTTCACCAGTTGAGCCTACAACTATCAGGCTTTCTCCAACTTCTACATAGTATGCTTCTTTGATCTTGTAGATATTGTTGACTGTCTTAACAAACACTGGCTGTGTGAAGGTTAATCTAACATCTGAGTTTCCATTGAAACATATAATATCAGACTCTTCAACAACTTCCATTGCTGTGATTGTTGTTTCAACCAAAGCACCTGTTGTTAGGTTGTTTGCAGACCAAGCATATTTTTGCCAGTCTGGCTCTGATTCATCCAACTCACTGATTGTTGTTGACCAGACTACATCTCCAACTTGAAGATTCTTTACTGGAATCTGTCCATTAGGTGTGTCTATCAGTGTGTTTTCTTCAACGCATGGTGGTCCAAACCAAGGAATTGCAAAGGCTGGGAAGAATGGGAAGAATGGGAAGAATGGTGGGAAGAACGGGAAGAATGGTGGGAAGAACGGTGGGAAGAATGGGAAGAATGGGAAGAATGGTGGGAAGAACGGGAAGAATGGG